CTACGTTTTTAGGTAACGTAACGGGTACAGGGCCGGTCAGCATGTCTGATAACGGTATTCAACTGTTTATTGCGGCTAACGGCCCTAGCTACATCTACAACAATTCAACCAATGTGTTCGGCCAGATTACAGATCCTGATTTTCCCGGCGCGATAACGGTTGGTTACATTGACGGTTATTTTGTTTTCAATGAACCCAACAGCCAACGCATTTGGGTCACGCAGCTGCTAGATGGTACAGATATTGATCCGCTTGACTTTGCCGCTTGACTTTGCAAGCGCTGAAGGATCACCGGACGGCGTAGTGGGTTTGATTGTAGACCACCGTGAAGTTTGGGTGTACGGCACAAACAGCGTAGAAGTTTGGTACAACGCAGGCTCATTAGATTTTCCGTTGCAACGTATCCAAGGCGCGTTCAACGAAATTGGTTGCATTTCTGCATACACAATTGCCAAGATGGACAACGGGCTGTTTTGGCTTGGATCTGATGCTCGCGGACAAGGCATTGTCTACCGCGCTAACGGCTACACAGGGCAACGCATCAGCACACACGCAGTTGAATGGCAAATTCAACAATACGGCAATCTTACCGACGCATTAGCGTACACCTACCAACAAGACGGCCACAGTTTTTACGTACTAATCTTTCCTAGCGCCAATACAACATGGGTTTATGACGTTGCTACAGGTGCGTGGCACGAACGCGCTGGATGGAGTGATGGAACGTTTACACGGCATCGTAGCAATTGCCAGATGGCGTTTAACAATAAAATTATTGTTGGCGATTACGATAACGGCAATATTTACGCTTTTGATCTAAATACATACGCAGATAACGGCCAGATTCAAAAATGGTTACGCTCGTGGCGGGCGCTTCCCACAGGGCAAAACAATCTTAAGCGCACAGCCCATCACGCCATGCAAATTGATTTAGAAACGGGCGTAGGGTTAGACGGCTATTCAGTGACTGAAAGTGTTTTCTTTATTACTGAAACAGGCGGCAATTATTTAGTAACAGAAACGAACGACTATTTTATTGAAGAGCAACAAATACCTGGAACGCAAGGCGCAGATCCTGAAGTTATGCTGCGCTGGTCAGATGATGGCGGGCATACTTGGTCTAACTATCACACCGCATCGGTAGGCAAGATTGGTCAATACTACTATCGCGTTTGGTTTCGTAGGTTAGGCATGACGCTTAAGCTACGTGATCGCGTGTATGAGCTGTCCATGACTGATCCTGTTAAAACGGCAATCATGGGCGCAGAACTTTTAATTTCCCCAACCAATGCTTAACATCACCAACATCCCTGCCCCCCGCGTTAGCATTATCGACGAACGAACAGGGCTTATTTCGCGTGAATGGTATCGATTCTTTTTGAATCTGTTTACGTTGGTGGGGCAAGGCAACAATCCTACCAGTTTAGATGATATTCAAGTTGGGCCGCCATCGCAGCAAATTAACGTTTTAGTAGCTAGCAACATTACCGATCAAGCACCGCCGTCTGTACCGTTTGTGTCGGTTGCTGACAATCAAGCTTTAGCCCCACCATCTACACCATTTGTACAAATTGCTGACAACCAAGCTTTAGCCCCACCATCTACGCCGTTTGTACAAATTGCTGACAATCAAGCCTTAGCCCCAACGTTTATACAACTATCTATACCTAACTACGCCGATTTATTGCCGCCAGTAATTCCTACAACGGCTAGTTCAGGCACAGTTACTAGTGTGGATGTGTCAGGCGGTTCAACAGGCGTAACGTTTAGCGGTGGCCCTATTACAACGTCTGGCACGATTACGATGGCTGGCACGTTGGCGGTAGCTAATGGCGGCACGGGCGCTACTTCTACACCCACTAACGGCCAATTACTGATTGGTAACGGTTCTAACTACACACCAGCTAATTTAACCGCTGGAACCAACATAACCATTACTAACGGTTCTGGAACCATTACCATCTCTGCAACGGGCGGCAGCGGTTCAGTCACTAGCGTTGACGGTAGCGGCGGCTCGACGGGTCTGACGTTGACCGGTGGCCCCATCACAACGTCTGGCACGCTCACGCTTGGCGGCACGTTGGCAGTTGCTAGTGGTGGTACGGGGTCAACAACGCTAGATGGCGCAGGCATCGTAACTAAAACCGGTGCTCAAATAATTAGTGGTCAGAAAACTTTTACAAGTTTAACCAACCAATTTTTGGGGTTAACTTACGCCACATCTGACGGCTCTACTAGCAACGCATACCTTGGCGAAAACTCAGCCTATGCCACTGTAGCAGGCGTCAATGGTGTTGTGTTAGGTTCAGGAACTACGTACCCAGGCTTTGGCCGGGTTGTTGTGGATACAAACGGCATACGCCCTTTTACTGATAACACATACAGTTGCGGCAACTTAACTTGGCGTTGGAGCAACGTAGTTACTTATGACTTGATAGTCAGTAATAAAATTACCAGCGGCACATGGAACGGATCTACTATAGGTATCGGCTACGGCGGCACGGGCGTTACGTCTACGCCGTCTAACGGTCAATTACTTATCGGTAACGGTTCGGGCTATAGCTTATCAACGTTAACCGCAGGCACAAACATATCGATTAGCAACAGCTCGGGCGGTATAACCATTTCTTCAACGGGCGGCAGCGGTACGGTAACTAGCGTCAGTGGTAGTGGTGGCTCGACGGGCTTGACGCTGACCGGTGGCCCAATTACCTCATCAGGAACGTTGACGCTTGGCGGCACGCTTGCTGTTGCTAATGGTGGAACAGGTTTAACTAGTACACCGAGCAACGGGCAAATTGATATTGGTAAT